TGGATTCCGTACGGATTCTGGCTCTCTTCCGGAGTGGTGGTGGTGTTACCCATAAAAAGTCCTTCCTATGCTGGTTGCGGTTGCGGAAATGGAAGCGCCGCCGGTCCTGGTTGCGCTCCCGGTAATGGTGACTGCGGAGGCTGTCCTGTGACGCCAGGTAACGCGCCCGCCGCGCCGAGCCGTTGAATCGCGGACGCCGCCTGTTCGGCGAGCGCCTGCACGATTTTCTTTTGCTCGAGCTGCTGGATTTGCTGAACGTAGTGAACCTTCAGCTTCGAGAGCGCATCCTTGTCGGGCTCCTCATCCGCCTCGGCGTCTTTGATGTCGCGCATGTGGCGGATCAGGTGCAGCTCGTCGTTGTCTTGCGGGTTGACGGCGATGTCTTCGCCCTGCAGGAGCCGGTTCCATTCTTCCTTTGGATCGACCGGCTGATCGGGCGCCGGCGGCCGCGGTACGATCGCGCCGAAGTTCGAGTCACCGAGCGCTTCGTGGACCTGGTTCGTCACGAGCCACAGCGCTTGCGGGTTGCTGATGATCAGCGGGTTCTGCACGTCGATCTGATACCGCGCCAGCACGCGCTCCTTCTCGGCCTCGCGTGACCAGTAGCTGTCGGCGAACTTGAGCTTGAAATCGAAGCGGCCGTCGCGGTCCTCTTTCTGAATCCACGAGCCGCCGTCTTTCACTTCGAACAATCCGTCCGCATCGTCTTCCGTGACGCGAAAGAACTGGCGCTTCGGTGCGAACCAGTACTCGAGCTCCCAGAAGTGGCGGAGGATGTCGCTCATGTCCTCGGCGAGGATCTTGGTGTAGAGGGACTGGCCGATGTTGCCTTCCTGGAGGAGCGCGACGGTTTGCCGTGCCGTGCGCGGGGCGTTCGGCCGATCGCTCGCACGGCCCATCGACATGTCCGACTGCGAGGTCACGCGCTCGACGTAGCCGAGCACCGTCTCTTCTTTCCACTGCACGGCCGCGATGTCTGTCCGGATCTCGACTTGCTTGAAGTCGGTTGCCGGATTGTCGGTCGGGATTCGCTGGCCGGGCTCGTAGCGGAGCTTATCGGTGTCCATCCCGGAGGCAGGCCGTACCGCGAGCGGCGGGCTGACACTGAGACCAATGCCATCGGTTGCGGCATTGTGGTTCGTCTTCAACTCGTCTTCGGCGTCGACGAGCATTTCGCAGATCCCCATCGACCAATAGCGACCCTCGGGCAACATGGCGGACTCGACGAACGGTCGCCGCCGGCGCATCCCTGGATAGAGATCCGACAGGTCCTGGACGCTGATGATCTTGTTCAGATCCCACAAGTACCGAACGACGACTTCGGTCTCTCGCATGTCGCGGCGTTCGAAGTCCCACTCGTTTGCATCCTCGAACTTGCCCTTCAGCATCCGCCACTTGCCATACCACTCGATCACCATCAGGCTTTCGCCCGCGGACATGGGTCGTTGGTAGAAGATCCCCTCCGCATCGTCGGCTTCCTGCTTGATTTCCTCGCCCTCGTACTCGCGTTGGATGCCACGCTGCGCAGCATTGACGATCTGCTTGAAGTTGTCGCGGATGCCCTGATATCGGCCTTCTTCCTCGCCCTGCAGGAGATCGTCGGGGCGCACGCGGTACCGGCGGATTACGAAGCTGAAGTCATGCAGGCTGCGCGCGTCCTCGGCAGGCACCACGAAATCATCCGGCCACAACGGAACGAAGTCCGGACCTTCATAGTCGGTGACAGTCTTCCCTTCGACGTCGAATTCGTCGCACTTCCACGGCGCGTACGCCACACTGCGGCCGAACAGGATCTTGCGCAGCGTGAACTCCATCAGCGGCCGCGTGAGCTTCATGGCGTTCAACACGAGCCAGGTCATGTAGCGCCCGATCTTGTGGACCTTGCGCTCGTCGCTCGGACCGGTCGGGACGGCTACGATCTGCGCCTCGTCGCCGAAGATCGAGTCCATTTCCTTCGCCCACTTCGTCAACGCAGTCCATCGAATCAAGGGAACACAGAAATTGCTCTTCTCCTCCTCGCCAATCGGTGGCAAATCGGGCAGCGTGCGCCAGCGGCGGTAGTAGTCGCGCCAACGTTGGATGCGAAGGTTGTGGTCGCCGATCGCCGCCCTATAGTCTGTTTGGATCCGCGTGGAGAGCCGCGTCTTCTCCGGGTCAGACAGGTCGAGCTGGTAATTCTTCTGTTCCTTGTCGCTCATTTCGCCTCTGGTGCAGCCGGCGGATGAAGTGGCGTGTCGGCGACGGTGGCTGCGATCTTGAATCCCGGGAGAGCGTGATGATGAACCCGCGTGCCGTTGAAATACTCGTCGACCGGATAGAGACTGTAGGGCTCGAGCTCGGCGTATAAACGACCCAGCTTCTGCTGGAGACGATAGAGGGCGTGGAAGAATATGCCCTTCTCCATCGCGAGCAACCGGCAGCAAAGCCTCCAGTCCGCACCCAGGAGAACGTGGTACCGGAACAACTCGTGTTCCTTCTTCGTGCAGCCGCGCTTCGAAACGAGAAGGAAATCGGCGACGAATTCCTCATCCTTTCGTCCCCACACGGCCCGGCGGCAGGTCCGACTGGTGCTGTCGAACGTGACGCGGCTCAGCGTTTTTTCTCTGGTCGCACAGGTTACAAAGCGCTCGAAGCACGCGCGAAAGACTGCGCGCAGCACACAATTGCACGGCTGGGTCTCATCGAACTTACCGCCGCGAAGCCCGAGGCCGTGACAATAGGTGCACCGATGATCGGCGAGCGGCAGCGTCATCGATCGCGTCCACTCCATGCGGCCGCTCCCGGGCTCCGGGTGATCGTCCGTTGGTTCAAGGGCTGGGGCAGTAGCTGGCATGCTTTTCTCATTCCTCATCGGAGTAGCTTGACGATCCGTCCTCGTTCTCTCCCTTGGTTATCGCGATCGCCCGTCCGGACTTTCGACGCCGCTTGAATGCGGGGCATCTCCTGGATGCCGACGACGGCGAGGGCAAGAGCGATCACACAATCGTCGTGACAGCCGCGCTGGGCTTCAGCTTTGCCGCTCGGCTTGATAACGAACGTCATCAGCTCTTGAATCGTCACCGGGTCGTGGACTGCGATCGCCAACTGGCGTAACGCCTCGTCGAGCTTACTCAGGAGCTGCGGACGCGTCACGATGCCGGTTTTCCAGCCGATGTTGTCGCTGCGCACCCAGGGATCGAGATCCGCTTCCCGGCGCCGGTGATAGAGCAACTGCGGCGGGTAGCCGTGGTTCAACAGTGAGTCAACCGTGCCGACACCGATTGAGTTGACCTCGGGCACGATGGCGGCGTTGTTGTAGTAAGTGCCGAGCCAGTACAAGTATTCGCCGAACGCGGCCGGCTGTATGCGGGCTCGCACAACCGCAACCTGCTCGCCGGTGTCGCGGTCGAGGACCTGGCCGACACTGAAATCTGGATCCACCTCGCCGCGGCCTTCGTTCGCATCGATTCCCTCGGCCGTGTCGGCTCCGATCACGTAGAACCTGCCTGGCTGGGGCTTCCGAAAGAGGGTCATCTCTCCGCGCTCGCGAGGCATGAAGACCACTCGTTTTTCGATGCCGATTGTGTTCTGCTCAAAACCGCCCTGCAGCGTGTCGCGTTGCACGGGCATGCGCCCGATCGCCTGCACGTCGTACCGCATCCGGCCAGACGAAAGGAATGCTTCTTCCGGATTGCTGGGATGTTCCTGGCGAAAGCGGATCGCATCCCCTTCGAGATCGTTCGCGATCACCCATCGACGCCAGTTGAGCTGTTCGAGAGTCAGGCCGTATCGGCCCTTGAGCTCCTTTTCCTCCTCATCCAGCGAGAACTGGAATCTATCGGGGGGAATGGTGAGCCGGTAGATGTTGACGGGGTGCTCCCACCAGGCGCAGAAGACGCCGAGCCAGTCGGAGTTCTTGGAAGTGGGATCCGTTGCGCGCAGCCACAGCTTGTGGAAGTCGTTGCCGACACCGTTGGCGGTCGAAGGAACGATCACCATCGTGTCCGCGTCCTTGGGCACGGCGGCCATCGCGGACGTCATCAGTTCCTTGGCGTCTCGATAGAAAGCATACTCATCGAACTGAATACGCCGGAAGCTGTAGGAGCGCCCGAAGTTGAGATTGTTGGCCGTGCCAATGTGGATCGTGGATCCGTTCTCCCACTCGAGGATGCCGGCGGCGCTCTTCGTCCGTTTGGGCAAGCGGATGATGTTGCCGAACGGACGGTAGTGCTTCTCGAAGTCCTCGTAAAACTTGAAAATGTTGAGTGCCGTCGCCTCGTTGTGGGCGATCACCGCGGCGTGCTGGCCGGAGTAAAACGGCGTCTTGTGAAAGAACTGCGCCGCTGTGCCGCTGCTCACCATCACGCGCCGCGCCTTCAGATAGACGATGCGTACCGGCTTGCCGGCTTCTCGCTGCCGCTGGATGCCTTCGTTGAGCTTCAACTGCGCGTATTGCAGCTCCATCGGCACGATCAGGCCGTCTTCGTTCGCGATGGATAGGCACTCTCTCGCAAAGGTCGGATGGTCGTTGAACCGCTCGAACAAGAGCTGCGCTTCGTCAGGCCGCGTCGGCATCGATCTTGAGAATCCCCAGTCTGTGTTGCATCTTTCGCCGCGCACTCTGCACAATCCCGTGCGCCCACGTCGTCGACCGTCCGAACATTTGCCCGATTTCCTTGAGCGACCTCTCCTCCGATCGGGCGATCAGGGCGTGTGCTTCCTCGCGCGTGAGGCAGTCTTCGATGGCCTGGAGGAGCCGGTTGCGCAACTGGACCATCGCGGCGTTTCTCTCCGGACTCGCCTCTTGGGAGGGCACAAGATCGCGTTGATCCGAGGTCTTGGTCCACTCAAACGGGCTGTTCGATCGATCGGAAGAGAAATCTCGCATGTGGTCGGGGCCGGCGATCGTCTCGCTTCCGTCCGTCAGTTGCTCGTGAAGGGCGAACCGGTAGTCTGTTCCGGAGCTCGTGCGCGACAAGGCGTCCAGCATCGCGCCGCGAATCCGAAACGTCGCATAGGCCGAGAACTTGATGCCTCGCTGAGCCTCGAATTTCTTCGCTACCTCGATCAACGCGAGGTTCCCAACGCCGATCAAATCGTCGATGTCGATCGAAACCGGGATCCGCTGGTGCACCCGCAGGGCGATGACGCGAACGAGGTTCGTATTCTCGATGACGAGCAGCTTCCAGCGGC